TATCGGCGTTGGTGATGGCCGTGTTAAAACTGTAACTGATAATGGCACACACATCACTGGTTTTTCTATTGACGATGTTGCTGAGTTTATCTCTGGTCGCCTGTACTATACCCGCATCCGCAAAGTTGATGGCGAGCAACTTTATTTACAATTAGCCGCTGGATTATCAGGTGATGAAAACACATTCACCCTACAAACGCCGATTTTAATTGCGGATGGATTTGAAGTTGGCGACCTTGCGTATTTCGTGGAGGCTGGCGGCGAATTAGATTTAATCGTGACCCGCATTGAACCGCAAGGGGATTTCACCGCTAAGATTACCGCGTTGGATTATGCCCCCGCAATCTTCACTGCTGAATCCGCAACTATTCCAGCGTTCGATAGCAATATCACTGTGCCGCTGTCATTAATTCGCCCATCCGCTCCCGTTATTGTGGGTGAACCTCAATCAGACGAATCCGTGATGACTCGCAACAGTGATGGCAGTTTTACTTCGCGCATGGTTGTATCGTTGCAGAATTTAAACGATGGGCAAGTGTCTCCCGTGGTTATCGTGCGCCCATTCGGTGCGGATACGTTTGAGCCAGCAACGCTATTGGAATCGTCTGTTAACCGCGTAGTGCTAACTGGCTTGCAAGACGGAATGGCTTACGATGTGTGGATTAGCTACCGCCGCGTGGGGACTACGCTGCAATCGTTGCCAGTGCAATTGAATGGCTATACATTCATAGGCGCGTCATCCACGCCTAATGACGTTGATAATTTCCGCAGCAATATCACAGGTGGCGTCATTAACCTATCGTGGGATGCCAATACCGATATAGACATTTCACATTATCAGTTGCGTTTCTCGCGCGTATTTACGGGCGCAACGTGGGATACGGCGCAGGTGCTGGAATCTCGCATTAATGAAACGCGCATTACGTTGCCATTTATTGGCGGCACATATTTAATTAAGGCGGTTGACCTACTTGGAAATTTATCTGATGCCGCGACGGCTATTGTCACCTATGAATCAGCCGCCGCTAACGTGGTGCAGACAATTCAAGAGGAATCGGCATTCGCTGGCGTAAAAACCAACGTATCTATACGCGGCGGCAATAGCATTGTACTGGATGACGTAACTGCAACGGGCTATTATTATTTTGCTGGCGATTGCGACCTTGGTGGCGTATTTGAAAATCAATTATCCGCAAGCATCATAGCTAATGGAGCATTTACTAATAACATATATGATATGGATGACGTATTCGCCGTTCCCGATATGTTCGGCGGTGGCGATAACGATGTTTTTGCAATGGATGATATTTATGCGGTTGAGGATGTATTCGGCATTGGAAACAACGGATGGGGCGTAGTTCTGCAAATTCGAACTACCCAAGATGACCCCACAGGCTCGCCAACGTGGAGCGCATGGGCTGATTTTGTTTCTGGTAACTCAACGTTTTGGGGTGCGGAATTTAGGCTAGTGCTCACATCAACGCAGCAAGGCATTACGCCGCAAGTTACTGTAGCGCAAGTGATTATCGACATGCCAGACCGCATAGAGAGGGGCGAGGATATAACCGTTCCTATTGGCGTTTATACAGTCACTTATTCGCCAGCATTCAAAGCCGAACCCGCCGTTAATATCACAATTCAAAATGGTGCAACGGATGACCGCATAGAATTCACAGCAAAAACAGCAACAGGCTTTACCTTTAAGGTTTATAATGCTACAATGGCGGGGTATGTATCCCGCGTGTTTGACTATATCGCGTCTGGTTATGGAAGGGTTCAATAATGTCACAATATAGCTTCGGTAATCTATCTAGCCCCGTTTCTGGCGCAACGCTTATCGATACCCATTTGGAGCCGTGGCGGGATGCGGTTCATACAATGCATAGCGGGACATCGCGCCCATCTTATGCGGTTGCCAAAATGCTATGGATGGATACAAGCGCAAGCCCCGTTGTGCTTAAGTATTTCGACGGAACTGATGATATTACAGTTGGCACGTTCAACGAAACAACTAACGTATTTACGCCTAGCAATCCAAGCGCATCAAACGTGTCGACGCCCGTTGAAGTTGTTAGGCGAACACGGTCAAGCACAGCGGAAAGGCTTTTTCTACCAGAACAGGCGATCATGTTTGCGCCCGCTGATTCATAAAGGTTTCCACTCATTGCCCATGTATTTGTAGATGAATTCATCAATGTTAAAGTCAAGCAACCGCTTAAAACGTTTGATGCGCTTCCAGAATAGATTGGGAAACTCGCGGTTGCTGAAGTTGTAAGCGGACTGACACCGTTCTGGACTAGCTGGCTTCCACCAAGATAGCCAGTTGTTTCAATGCCGCCACTGTCGCCAATTTGAATTACATGCACGTTGCCGCCGTTAGTAGAAACCCCATCAAACATGATGTTGATTTGCTTCGCACTGGATGGAATGCCAGTGAAGTCAATACTTGTGCCGCTGGTGGTGGCTACAGGGGTTCCTAGAACTAGCCCGCCGTTTAATGTAGCGCCAGACATCGAAAGCCCAGAACCCAACGTAATGGCCGCAACATCACCAGTTGAACCGCGCCCGATTAATTGTGATGCAGACAACGCAACATCACTTGGCACACCAGAACTCGAAGCAGCGCGCGCCTTAATCGTGTTCGCGGCCATATCAGCCAGCATGGCATTGGTTACGGATGCGGTGGGGATGAATAGTGGAATTACAGGTTAACCGCACCCGCAAGGGCAATATCTTCACGGGGGGCGTGATGTTAATCAATGGTCGCTTTTTCTGCTATGTATGCGAGGACGCGGTTCGCAATAAAAAGATTGCGGGCATTACGGCTATTCCAGCGGGGCGCTATCAAGTGGTTATAACTTATTCGCCACGGTTCAGAAAAAACCTCCCGTTGTTATTGAAAGTGCCAAACTTTGAGGGTGTGCGTTTGCACGCAGGAAATTCGGCACTTGACACAGAGGGTTGCCTACTTTTAGGTAAAAAAGAAACCCGTGATGGGGTTGGTGAGTCACGCGCAGCAATGGCTGAATTTATGCCTATTTTATCTAAGGCGCTTGAAAGTGGGGACGTGTGGCTATCTATCTCATAAAATACTGGCGCTACATTGCCGTTTTTTTGGCCGTGGGCGCGCTCTGGCTTCACGGGTACAGTATGGGCAGTTCAAGCGCACAATTAAGCTGTGAGGCTGAAAAAACCATCATACGCGACGCAATAGATAAAAACAAAGGGGTTGCCCATGAAACTGGCATCAAAATTCGCGCTTTGCCTATCGGTGATTCTGCTAAGCGGCTGCGCGAAAAATGGAATCGCGGATAGTTATTGCGGAATTGCCAAGCCTATTTATATTGCTAATGCGGATGTGTTTACTGACGAAACTGCACGCCAGATTTTAGAGCATAATGAAACAGGCGCTACTGTTTGCGAATGGGGCGAAAAGTAAAGGGGGTTTCTATGGTTAACCAGCATATCCCGATTGAAACACGCATAGCTATTATTAACCGTTGGAACGATACGCGGGGATGGTATCCACCAGTGACCATCAACGATATATGTCAACAGTTTGACGTGCATAAAGATACGGTAAAAAGTTCAATTAATAATCAGGCTGGAATACTTGCGCGCGCGAAAGCGGACGTTAAGGCTCACAACCCATTGACGCAATCAATCGAAACGGCAGAAACAAGCCCGCGCGAAAGTGGACATTTAAGCGGACATAGTGTCGCGCGCGTCGCGCAAGAAAATGGGGTGTCGGGAGCATTACGAGGTTTCACCATAGCCGTATTACCTGATTGCCAAGTCAAGCCCGATATATCGCTGGATTACCTAGAATGGGCGGGAAAGTATTTTGCGGACAAAAAGCCAGATGTGATTGTGAACATTGGTGACTTTGCGGATATGCCAAGCCTTAGTTTTCATGACGTTGCTGGGTCAATGGGCTATGAGGGGAAGCGATACAAAGCGGACATTTTAGCGGCACATCAGGGAATGAAGCGGTTGATGACGCCCATCCAAGACGAAATGAAACGAACTGGCTGGAATCCGCGCTTGGTGTTAACTCTTGGCAACCACGAAAACCGCATAGATAGAACCATCAAAGCAACCCCCAAACTTGACGGTGTGATGGGCTTGCCTGATTTAGAGTACGAACGGTGGGGTTGGGAGGTTGTGCCCTTCCTACAGCCTATTGTGATTAATGGCGTGGCGTTCTGTCACTATTTTTGCAGTGGTGTTATGGGGAGGCCAGTTACCAGCGCTCAAGCAATGCTAACTAAAAAACACATGAGCTGTGTTGCGGGACATCAGCAGGGTCGCGACGTTAAGCATGGCTACCGTGGCGATGGTAAAGAGATTACCGCTATCATTGCTGGCAGTTATTATTTACACGATGAGGATTATCTCAACCATCAAACGAACAATCACTTTCGTGGATTATTCATGCTGTACGGCGTGGATGATGGGGTTATTGAATCCGCCGTTGCGGTCAACATCAATCATTTGCGCAGGGGTTATGGGTGCTAACGGGTGGGATTTTACCCACATAGATTGTTTTTAGCGTCTATCGCCCTACAATCGAACTGTCGCATATCATGGGGCTAAGATAGACTGCCTTACTCTTTGCGAACCCGAACACGAGATTTGCTCTCGCTACCCATTAGCGTATAATATGGACTGGTCAATAAACCAACACTGCGTACGATTCAGTTCCTAACGTTACCGCTTCGGCATCCATAAGACGACACAATTAATGGACGTCAATTAACTATATTATACTTGCGGTTTCTATTTTGTGCAATCTATTACCCGCACACACAATTACCCCAGTTTCTCGCCCAAATGAAGTCGGAAGGCAATGACCAAAGATAGAAACCCTTTAACCCATAGCAAGCATCAGGTTGAAAGGTGGCGGAACCGAATGCTATGCACCAACTATGGCAATAAATTTATCATGGCCATACGCGCCCTTGGTTTGTTCGACAATCTCGGAAAGCGTGTATTTAGCTTTTAATTTACCCTTAGATTCAACAAACATCTTAGTGCCAGACTGACACGCGCCCGTTACCATGCGATATACTAGCGCCCATTCTGATGGTGTTTTTTTAGTTGTTTTTGGCATATTTCGGAATTGTTCGACATCACGCGAGCCGACTTTAAATGCCAATTCATCCAGCGCATGTTTAATACTATCGCCATGCGCGTGGTTTCCTTTGTCATCGGATGCAATATAAAGGATTTTACCGTCATCTGTTTTAACTTTCTTAACGCTGCCCTTCGTTGATACTACGCGAGAAAAGATATTATCAGAAAAATCAACTTCTACCCATGATGCATTTTCAACAATATACCAGCAGCCAGCTTTGATTTTTTTACCATCGACAATATCTGCTTTGCCACCAATCGGAATGTATTTACCATCTTTTTTAATGTATTCAGAAGCCATTATTAGGTTGCCTAAATCACCACTTACGGCTGCGCGGTATCCAACTGCGGTACATGCGCTGGAGTTACCAGACGACGCGGCTTTCGAGGAGTTACCAGACGACGCGGCTTTCGAGTAGTCACCAGACGACGCGGCTGTCGAGTAGTAGCCAGACGACGCGGCTTTCGAGTAGTCACCAGACGACGCGGCTGTCGAGGAGTTACCAGTTTCTTTCTCTTTGGCTTCCTTGTAAAAATCATCAAATCCCGTTGTTGAGATATTAAAAACATCGGCCAATGCTTCAATTTGTAATTCAGCTTGGTTTTTTTCCTTCGTCATCATATTCCCCTGTTTTTTGTGGTTAAGTATCCAATAGCTACCGCACATGATGCGGATAGTCAATAGCTAATTACAATTTATTTTTAACTGCCAACATCGCCAAACGTAACCACGGCGCAATTGGCTTTTTACCACTTTCACGCATTTCAATATACCGCGTGCATAATCCCAGCTTTTTGCCAATCTTCTCGGCGTTGGAATATCCAGCGTCTTTTCTAATTTTCTTAAATTGTTTGGGTGTCATAACCATCCTTATAAATTTTGTGTGTTATCAAGCGCGTTTATTCGCCCTAGTTTCTTGTTAATCTCGCCATTCGTCATTTGTGATATTTCAATCAATCGTGCCGTATGCTCTGCCTTTGGGTGTGCTGTATTAAGCTCCCATTTGCTCACACTATTAGCCCACACGCCTAACAACGCCGCCAAGTCCTGTTGCGTTAGAAACTTGCGCGCTCGCAATCGCTTTATTTCTTGCCCGTTCATTTTTGTTTCTTTCGGTGTTTAATTGTTCCAAATGCTTAGTTGATTCGCCTAGAAATTCAAACGCGCCATCATGACAGCAATCAACATCGGCTATTGATTCCAGCATGCCACGGTGGCTATCTGATTGCCATGAAAGCGATGTGCATTTACCGCAGCATGTGCATTTTAGGTATGCGATGGACATTAGCATTTTTTAGCGCCCCTTAATTGGATAGTGTCAGCGGAAATTTTATCTAATTGCTTTTCTGCATGGTCACGTTTATGAATAGCTAAAGCTAATTTTTCTTTCAGCTTCAATAGTTCTTTTGCTCTAGCGCGGTATTTATAAAAATTATATCCAGAGGCCGCCGCTAAAAAATGTGTTAGTATAATAAGCATCACTTCACCTCCCCGTCTTTCTGTAGGGCGGATTGTATTACCGCACGAAGTTTATCCCTTTTTCTGACAAGATGTAGGATATTGCCCTTATTCACTTTTGCAATCTCGCGGGTCAGGTGCTCTAATTCATCAACCTTACGCAACGCCGCCTCAAGCTGCTGGATGCGTGCCTTTAACTCGACGACACGGATGTCGTCGACATATCCTGCGGCGAGTAGGGCGCGTGCAATACCAATGGCTGCTATTGTAGGGTCAACTTCAACAATGGCGTCATCCATATTGTAGGAAATCAACTTGCCGTTATCCATTAGCCAACGGTCTGTGATACGTACAATCTCATCCTCCCCCATCGTGCGGGGTTGCGCTGGGATGGTGGATAGGGCTGCCTTACAAATTGCAATCCCGTGTTTTTGCCACACATCATCAAATGCTTCTAACCTGCCCTCTGGAAACGCATTCGAGTGCGCGTAATCTAATTTTTCCAATGCCGCCGCAATTTCTATCAAGTCTGTTGGCAATAATTCAATCTTTCTCGTTTCTTTTACGCTGTGCCATGCCGCTGGTATATGACACGTATCGCATGTTTCGCTGTAAGTAACACGCGATGAATATATATAGCCACAGTTCTGGCAATACCAATCACCATTTGAATCACTCTTGGAAAGTACACGCTCCACCACCTCCGCACTCGCTGCGGGTTGGGATAGGGATGCTTGCCACATTACAAAACCCTCACGCCGCCATGCTGTATCGCTTGGCCAGCCTTGTTCGTCTGCCCACTTCTCAAACGCCTCACGCTGGTTGATGGCGGTATCGTCGCGCTGTGTTTCTGTCTGGTTCATTTTTCTACCTTCACATTTAATAATGAAAACACCACAAAGTTCTCACGTTGGTTCCATGAGGTAACGTAGCCAATTTTAGCGTATAATTGAGGGTCAAGCGTTTTTACACCACATCTTACGGGAATTAGCGTAAGATGGTCGCCAGCATTATAACCCCTGTCATTATGCCGTATTTCAAAAGTTTTGCGCCCTTCTTTTACAGCCTCGTAATAAGGCAACTCTATTTTTATTTCGTGTTTCACCTCAAGCCCCCTTCTTCACAAGCGTGTAAAGTGAGAGGATGGCACGGGCTGTTTGAATGTCTGCTTCTGCCGTTGTTTTTACTCTGCCCGCCAACATATCAATGCTGTTGCTAAAACGGGTTTTTTGCATAACGGCCATCAACTCCTTTTCCGTAACCTCATGCTGTGAGGCTAGTGCATCCCGCTCACTTTTCACCGTTAGAAACGCCGTAATAAATTCATCCAAACTATTAAAGTTGTGACGCTCTTGTGTGCGCTCGCAGGTGAATCCAACTTGCTTTAGTTCAAGTGAAGTTGCTGATACCGTCATCTCCCATAACGGCTCATCATACGCCGAATGCGTCGCCTCTTGCTCTGGTTCGTACCCGCCCATTGCGTTTTCTTCGTGTTGGTTGCTCATAACCGCTCCCCGTTAGGTTTTCTTGCCCCGTTCAAAGTAATCATTTCAAGCGTGGATGCGTTTATCTGATAGGTGTACGATTCATCGCCATGCACGCCCAAAGCGGGAACCATGTCGGGCATTCGCTGGCTGCACTCGATGTAATCGCGGTTGACTTCCATCATTAGGAAACCAGCAAGGTATTCTGCATCGTCCTTGCATTCCTGAATCTTTGGAAGCTGCAAACACTCGCTGAGCCACACACCAAGACCCTCGGGGCATCCATCACAATGCTGGTAAAAATAAAGCACTTCGTCGCCATCAATAATTTGAATGCTCGCTCTGGTACTCATTTCGATTCACTCCAATCACGCACAGCCTTTTTTAACTCTGCGTATGCTTCAAAATAATCAATGTGACGTGTAATGCTAGACGCTGGATTCTTCGTTGTGTCCAGTATGTCTAGCGTGTGGATGTCGTCTATTTTGGATAGGATTATGCGTATCATTTTGACCCCACTACAGACTCGATGATTTGTTTGGCAATGTATAGCTTTGGTTCAAAAATCATAATCCAAGTCCACATATTTATAATGCTGAAAAAACTTGCGGTAGAAAAAACCACCGCCCCAATTCCTCCAATATATCCAATTGGGTTTCCGTTATTATCGCACCATATTTTTGCATGTTTAAAAAGAAATTTTGCCGAAAACACGCCCAGAAGTAAGCCAAAGATGCTAAATACTAATTCTTGTGCGCCATCAATACGAACTACCCATTCAGCCGCATTAACAACGTCTGGCGTGTATTTGACAATTTTACCACCCACCTCCGCAACGCCATTTTGCAGGGCATCTAACATTGATACTAATTTTGTTTCTATTTTATCAGACATCACTCATCTCCCCCTAAAATCTCTGCTATACGGTTATCACTAATGCCATTTTTTAAAGATTCAATATGGTAAAGCTCCTCTTGCAACAACGTTTCCAGCAAAGATTCAGGCATATTCGCTTCACCTTCTTCACCATAACCGAGGCTATGAACCGCTGGCAAATCTTCGCCAGCTTCTAAATAGTTATTAGATACATAATCCACAATATCCTTTAACGTTGGCGCGGTAATCCAGTTGCGAGCCGTTCCGATTTCTGCGTGCCACTTTTCCATTACGCGAACACCGCGACAGAGATTAACGACAGGAACGCCAGCGTAATTAATACGACAATGATGGCTTCCATTTTCTCAGCACGACGTTGGTTTTTCTCGCGGCGTTCGATTTCAAGTTCGTAAAGTGATTTCGTGCGGTTCATTTTAAACTCCTTATTTCACTCGGCTTCATTGCCTCGCCTATTCTGTGTACCGTATGACGTGCGGTATGTCAAACACAAAAATGCACCTTATGCAATTATTTTTCTAGAACGGAATCTCGTCGTCAAGATATTCCTCAATTGTTTGAATAATTGGCATTTGTACAGATTCCCATTCATGCTTAAAAACCTCGAAATACTTAGGATTTGCTTTTTGCCTACGCACGCAAATGCGCTTTGGTGGATAAAATAAATCTGCGCAGTCTATCGCTTCTCGAACGCTTGCGGGATAAGTCACCATATCTGGCATTGCGTTTTTAAACCAATGGCGCGCTTTATCTAAGGCGTATCCAGCGGGATGTTCAAAACACAAAAACTCGTTAAATTTTTCTAGTTCGGAATAATAAACAACCTTCATTGTTGGTAATTTTCCAGCGGTTTTTGGCTCGTTATAATAACATTTCATTTGCGTTACATCATGCCAAGCTGGAGGCTCATCCGTTGATAGTAAATAACTTTCATTATCAGCCTGCGCATTAATGCCCGCCGTGATAAAATTATAGCCGCATTCATAGCAATATTTCTGCGAGATGTAGCATTCGGCTGCACATGCGGGGCATCGCTTAGTAACGGCTTCCTTTTTTTCTTTTTTCTCATCGCTTTTTGCCGACGGGCGCTTGCGAATATCAATTGCATCAATTGCGCCTAGATTTTTAATAACATTGCCAAAATCCAAACATAAGCAATCTTTTTTGCCACTGGCCTCGATTGATGCAAGCCTGCCCTCTTTCGTGATTAAATCAAACCCGACAACATAAATAGGTCTAATTCCCCTGCCAATTGATTGAATATAAAGCACGGGGCTTTTTGTGGGGCGCATGAATGCCAGCAAGTCAATATCTGGCACATTGAATCCAGTTGTTAAGACCGAAACATTTACCAGACATCGAATTTTCCCCTTGCGATAACGCTCGATAATGTTGTCGCGTTCGGCCTTGAGCGTATCGCCCGTCACCATTTCACAAGTGATGCCGTAGCTGCGCATCATGTCCCGCACATGCTCGCATTGGCTTAATCCAGCGGTGAATACCAGCCATTTTTTACGGTCTGCGCCTAGCGTGATTATTTCTTGCACACATGCGCGGTTGGTTTCTTCTGTATCAATGGCACGTTCTAATGCCCCTTGCGCGTAGTCGCCTTTTCTTGTGGCAACCCCCGCAACATTCATGCGTGTTTGAATGTTGGGAACGACAGGCTTGCACAAATAGCCTTCCTCAATCATCCACCCGATATTGATTTCATAGCAAACGCCATCAAACAAACGCCCATCACCCTCGTCTAATCGCCCCGAATCTTGCCTAAATGGTGTGCCAGTAAAGCCTATAACTTTGCAATTAGGGTTTGCAGCCAGAGCCGCGTCAATAAAGCGCCTGTATTGTGTGGCATCGTTGTGTGATATTAAATGCGCTTCATCAATTATAATAATCTCAGGCGCGCGGTTAAATGCGGCTATCTTGCTATGAACGCTTTGAATCCCCGCAAAGGTAATATCGTTGTGTAATCTCTTTTGGCCGATAGATGCACTGTAAAATCCCGCATCTGCACTTGGATATTGCAAAAGCAATTCTGCCATATTTTGCTGCAAAAGCTCTTGCACATGGCAGAGCATTACAATGCGCGTGCGTGGGTATTTCTCATGCGCTTGGCGTATGAATTCAGCAATTAATAACGACTTGCCAGCCCCGACAGGAGCAACCACCAATGGGTTGCCCTGTTTTGTATAAAGCCAATCCCAAAGCGATTTAAGCGCCGCATCCTGATATGGCCTAAGCAGCTTCATAATTCATCCGCTTATAAACCTTGCGCGTCATCTCAACATCTGCTTCGCAGTAATCGGCAATCATATCAAAAAGCCCTTCCTTCCACTTTGGATAAACTTCCGCACCGCTCATGCTTTTGCCAACAATGCCAAACGCACGCGCTATCTTATCAAGCTTCACAAAGTTTTTAGCATCCCATTGAACCATCGTATCAAACGGGTTTAAATCCCACGGCTTGGCCATAAATGGAATTTCAATAACTGGCTTAACATTTAAAATCATGCTTCTTTGGCGGATGATTTTTAAATCAAAGCCACTAATGTTGTGTCCCACCCATTTATTGCTAATACCCCATTTGCCGCAATTGCCTTGAACGTAATCAAAAAACTCGCGCAATACTTTCGGTTCTTCTAAATGTGTCTTGGCAATAAAACTGCGTGGCGCATGGTCATTGATAGCAACGCCAATGCAAATAATGTGATTCATTGCGCCATCAAGCGCCAGCTTATCCATAGCCTCCAAAATTGCGGATTGCTTTTCTTCTGCTTCCCACTTCGCAATGGTTTCAGGTTTTTTCATTTGCGCGGGCGGCCTGATTGTATCTTTGATGTAATCATGCGCCCACATTTCTTGCGATGGAATGGTTTCAATATCAATGTAAATTGTCGCAGGTTTTGCCGTCATCATGGGCGCGCTTAGTGATGGATGGTGCGGGATAGATACCATATTATTCTCCTGTAAAATCCCCCCCGCTTTTACACGGGAGGGTATTAAGTTTACTGCTGCCAAGGGGCTTTTTGTGCCACTGGCTGTGACACTGGCTGACCAAATGGTGCCGATGCCGCAACGCCGACTTGTTGCGCTGGATGGTACTTTTTAATAAACGATGACTCTTTGCCATCGCGTTCAATGCCATCCCTGTCCTTCCACTTCTCAGCGGCCTTGGTTGCCACCTCAATCACAAGTGGCTTATTGTGCAGCTGCGTGGAATCGCTTGGCGTTTGATTCATGCCAACTGCCTCACTGATGCGCGCAAGCGTTTGATAGGCGATTTTAACCGCTGTTTCATTTGGATTGATAATATTCAACCGCTCGGTAAATTCGGTATCGCGATAATCACCCTGCGTAATAACCAGCTTTAAAGCCAATAAGTGGCCATTGCCAGATGACGTTGGCTTAAGTTCAGAATTAACAATAATGGCCGTGTATTTCCCCGCAGGGATTAACACGAGGCCACCAGTTGAATCTGGTAAATCCGCTGTATTGTATACGTTTGGTAAAGCTACCATGTTACTCTCCTTTTGTTGTGTTAGTGATTTTAGCATAGATATGAGCAAGGTCTGGCTTCTCAATAAAATCAAGAGCGCCGCTTCTATCCTTGGCATCATATTGGTTGTCGCGCCCCGTCTGCAATGCGCGCTGTAAATTTCCTTCTGCATCTTTCCATGCGTGCAAAGCAAATACTTCGTCAAAAAAATACGGTAGTGCTTGCCCGACGCGTTGCCCGGGTGCAGAAGCGCTAAAAAACAAACCTCCGCTTAATTCGTCTTTAATGCGCTCTTGCTTTGCAGACATATACACATTTTTAGGCAAATCACGAAAACCACGAATAATAGCTGTCATTTGTTCATTAAGCTCGCCGTATGCCTTGCGCGGGTCTTTAGTCAAAAGCTTTTCAGTCGAAAGCACAACTTCCGCCACTTCACTTACTGAATCCAAACAAACCCAATCT